GACAAAAGTAAAGCAGGATGGAGCATCTGCACATGACTGGCAGTATTGGGACAATAACTTTTCTTGGCATGGCGTGCTGGTTGTGTCGTCATTTGATCTATATGGGGTGTACATTGTAGATGTTTATAATACGTACCTTGGGACTAATAAGATTATCATTGATGATTCGGAAGGTATGATTCTCGATGCCGAAAAACTTACGCTCTATACTGAAGCAAGTTGGCAAATCTCCGTTAATACTCCCGTATAGCATGGTATACTGGTGGTTATGGATTCACTAATTAGCCCAAAAACTGGTAAGCCACTTGTAAATAATGTACGTAGACAGGTTATAGATAAGCATTATAACTGGGGTCTGTATGTATACAAGCGCTCAACGGGTGCATGGTTTACAGACGGGGAAGGTGGGGTCTTAAACATTCCATCCGACAGGGGCGATATATCAAAAATTGCGGAACTGAAAAAGATCGCCATACATAATGGTGATGATGGACTAGGTACGGCAGTATTTGTTCCTGGATTGACAAGAATTTCAGATGAAGATCACTCAGAACAAAAAGACAGAATGAGACAGGGCCTTATCCCGTCAATGAATGATTTAGGCGCGTGGCAAGCAGCAAAAGATACTCAAGACCTATATGGAAGTGAAGATTAATGGAACACGAGAATGTATCAGCGTCATTAAATACAATACCAGAAAAAGAAGATATTTTTAAATCTCAAGACCCATTTAATAAAACATGGGATGAACTAAAAGATTTACGGGGTACAGATTTAAACTTTAAGCGCCGCGCTGCAAGAATGTCAAAAGCAATAAACCCACAATCTGCTGCGTACCTTGATTCTGCAAACGCAGATCCCTCTGGTGTTGATGAGTCTGGCTCAAAGCAAATTAATCCTGGGGCAGTTTATAGAAATGGGTACGGTCTCTTTGATGTTATAACACCACCGTATAACATGTATGAGCTTGCTAACTTTTATGATACATCATTTGCTAATCACGCGGCAATTGACGCTAAGGTGGCAAACGTTGTTGGCCTCGGATACCGACTTGACGTAACAGATCGAACAATCCTAAGCCTTGAATCAAGGGACGACAGTTCTGCAGTAAGTAAAGCACGTAAACGTATTGAGAGAATGAAAATAGAATTGCAGGACTGGATTGAATCATTAAACGATGATGATAGCTTTACAAAAACAATGGAAAAGGTTTATACAGATCTTCAGTCAACTGGAAATGGTTTTATTGAAGTTGGTCGCACCGTAAGAGGAGAAATTGGATACCTTGGTCATATACCAGCAACAACAGTTCGTGTTCGTAGACTAAAGGATGGCTTCGTACAAATTATTGGGTCAGCAATTGTTTATTTTAAAAACTTTGCGGCAAAGAATAAAAACCCATTAACATCAGACTCAAGACCAAATGAAATTATTCACATAAAGGAATACTCTCCATTAAACACATTTTATGGGGTTCCAGATATCGTTGCCGCTATGCCATCTCTTATTGGAGACAAGCTTGCGTCTCAGTACAACATTGATTACTTTGAAAACAAGGCAGTTCCACGCTACATTATTACGCTCAAAGGAGCAAAGCTTTCTTCAGATGCCGAAGATAAGATGTTCAGGTTCCTTCAAACTGGCCTAAAGTCTCAATCACACAGAACCCTCTATATCCCACTTCCTGGAGATAATGATCAGAATAAAGTTGAGTTCAAGATGGAGCCAATTGAGAGCGGTATTCAGGATGGATCATTTAAAGAGTATCGTAAACAGAATCGTGATGATATTTTAATTGCCCACCAGGTTCCAATTTCTAAACTAGGGGGCTCAGAATCTTCAGCGATAGCTGCATCAATTGCTCAAGATCGTACATTTAAAGAGCAAGTCTCTCGTCCAGCACAACAGTATTTAGAGAAAATTATTAACAAAATCATCAAAGAAAAGACAGATGTTCTTCAATTTAAGTTCAATGAACTAACATTAACTGATGAAATTGCACAGTCTCAAATCATTGAAAGGTTTGTAAAGACTCAAGTTATCACACCAAATGAGGCTCGTGACATGATTGATTTGCCACAACGACAAGGTGGGGATGAGGTGTTCGTGCTGTCTCCAAAAAATGCGACAGATGCGACAGCAGATTTGGCTGGGAATAGGGCCAGAGATACAGCAAGAACAAACAGTCAATCTGACGGTCCTGCAACCACTACTGGACGAAATCCAAAGGGTGAAGGACGAGCGTCTCAATAATTGAGAAAAGTTAAAAAAGTTTGGTATAATAGTATCGTTATGATTATAAATAAAGCACATTGGACCGTTACTGGCGACGAACTTCGCTTATCAATGCCCTTTGGAAAGATAGACAAAGAGCGCAGAATCGTGTCTGGTTTTGCCTCCCTTGACAACCTTGACAAGCAAATGGACATAGTAACAACAGAAGCATCCATGACAGCATTCGCAAAATTTCGAGGCAATGTGAGAGAGATGCACCAGCCATCAGCAGTTGGTAAAATGGTGTCATTCAAAGAAGAAAAGTATTTTGACCCAAAAACAAAGACATTTTATAAAGGTGTTTATGTCTCTACTTATATTTCAAAAGGCGCCCAAGATGCTTGGGAAAAAGTTCTTGATGGAACATACACCGGATTCTCAATCGGTGGAAAAATGAATAAGTGGGATGATGCTTTTGATGAAAAGCTTGATGCACAAATTAGAATTATTAAAGAATATGACCTGATTGAATTATCATTAGTTGATAGCCCAGCAAATCAGTTTGCAAATATTATGTCAGTTGAAAAAGTTGACGGGATAGACATATTCAAAGGATCAGCAATTGACACACAGATAGAAAACGTATTCTGGGATGAAGATTCTGGAATAGTTTTAGTCTCTGAAGAAGAGACAAAAGAAAGTCCAACTACGGGCAATCAAATGAAAAATATAGGGTTTGTTGAAAAAGATGATGCTACAAAAACAGATATGATAAAGTTCTTAGTTGATAGTGCCAAAGGCATTAAGACAATTAAGATTACAAAGGAGGATAATCCTATGACAAAAGATACAGAAGCAGTTGCAGATGTTATTGAAACACCTGTTGTTGCGGAAATAGAAAAATCAGAGGTTACTCCAGAGGCACAGCCTGAAGTTATAGCGGAAGCCACAGTAGATGTGGTTACAGAAATAACTAAGGATGATAGTGCTACATCTTCGCTAGAAGATGCAACACAGAATGTCGAGCCTGCTTCACCTGAAGCAGAGAAGTCTGATAAAGTAATTGTTGATTCAATTACAGAAATCAAAGATTCTGTTACTAATGCCTTTGGCGATATAGCAATAGCTCTTAAATCACTTAGTGATGAAGTAGCTACATTAAAGAAATCCCTTGCAGAAGTTTTATCTGATGTAAATCAGGTTAAGGGTAATTTCGATGAATTTGGGAAGCGAGTAGATGCCGTAGAGCATGATACTGCTTTCCGCAAGTCTGGCGATCTAGGCGAGATCGTTCAGGAGTCACCAACAGTGATTCGTAAATCCCTATGGGGCGGACGTTTCCTCACAAATTCCGACCTGTTTAACTAACATAAATCACTAGGAGGTGAACAATATGTCAGAAAAAGAAATCGTAAAGAACTACCCTAGTGCATCCGCGCCAGCAAGCGATATCAACGCAGAAGGTGCATTAGTATCCGGAGGTGTTGGTGGAGCAACGGCACGTGACGTAGCAGGTAATCTTTCACCCGCAACATCATTAGGTAACATTGCTACAGCCAACTTCGGCGTAACAAATGGAGCTAATGCTGTAAATCCAACTGGAACACCAGGTGGTATTCTTGCTCCTGAGCAGGCTCGCCGCTTCATTGATTATGTTTGGGACGCAACAGTTCTAGCTAAAGATGGACGTAGAGTTACAATGAAAGCAAACACAATGGAGATCGAAAAGGTCAACGTTGGAGAGCGTGTCATTCGTGCAGCAGCACAAGGAAGTCCTACATATACAAATGCAGGAGCAACTTTCACAAAAGTAGAACTTACAACCAAAAAGATTCGTCTTGACTGGGAAGTATCTACTGAATCACTAGAAGACAATATTGAAGGAAATGCACTTGAAGATCATTTAGTTCGCTTAATGACCAATGCTTTCGGTAACGATATTGAAGACCTTGCCATCAATGGTGACGGTGCAACTGGTGATTTCCTTTCAATCATGAAGGGCTTTGTTCCACAGATTAGAAGCATTGCAGGATCAGATGCACACCAATCAGTTGTAACAGTCTCAGGCGATGCTTGGACACCAACCGTGATGCAAGATATCATTCTTGCTATGCCACGTAAGTATCGTGCAATTAAAAGCAACCTAAAGTTCTATGCTGGTACAGATGTATTCCAAGGAATCGTTAAAAATAACGGAACTCTTGCAGATGCAATCTCAGAAGCATTAGGATCAAACGCTGGTAGCTCAGGTACATTTGCAGGTCGTGAAAATTACCTGTCCGGAATGAACCAAACACTAGGCAGAGCACGTACAACTCGCGTACTCGGCATTGATGTTATGGAAGTTCCTTACTACCCAGATGGTTATATCGACCTAACATTCCCAGACAACCGTGTTTGGGGATTCCAACGTGATATTACTGTAAACCGTGAATACAAGCCAAAGAAAGACACAGTAGAATATACTGTCTTTATTCGTTTTGGTATTCAATGGGAAGAATTGGATGCAGTTGCTTACGCAGATGCAGACTCTGTATCAGGTTAATCCCTAGATAAAATTTGTAGGGAGGGTAGCCTAAAAACTACCCTCCTTATTCATAGTCTGATATAATGGCATAGGAGGATTATATGTCACTAATAGAAGATTTAAATAGTAAAACAGTTTTTGAGTTAAAGTCTTATGCAAAGAAAAATGGCATTGACATTTATGGGGTATCAAAAAAGGTAGATATTTTAGAGATTATCTTTAATTTTGTTCCAAAAGAAACAAACGAACTAGTTGTAGAAAAATCAAAACCAGCAGAGAAAGTAAAGAAAGAAACAGTTGCTTTGTTTGCAGTTAGAAATATCCATAGAGGTGGTTTTGGATCATTAACTAGGGGGTATAATATTGTTACTAAGGAGGCATCCGAAAAATGGATTGGTCACGAGGCAGTTCGTATTGCAAGCCCTCAAGAAGTTGCCACTCATTACGGTAAATAAATATGAGAACCTTACGTAAACCACCCTATCCGATAACGATATCTTATGTTGTTCCAACAGCAAGTTCAGCCTACTATCTAGTCATTGAAAATCCAGGTGACCAGACAGAGACAGAGGTTTATCTAACATCGACTAGCACTTCAAAAGTCACTTATGACCTAGATGATGATTTTGTAAGATATGACAGGTCGTATGCCATAACCATATATGAGTCACACATTACAAGTGATGGCCATGAACGTGGAGATATTGTAGTAGAAGATAACCTAGATGTTTCTCGTCCTTATTTAGATCCAGCGTCTCTTGGAACTACCGCCACAGAAATTACAGAGTATACAGGGTATGAAGCTTTGGCTAGGGCAATCATTGATTCACTTACGGGTGGATTCTATTATAAAAAAACATGGATTGAAGTAACGGGGCAAGGT